GAGACGACTCGGCAGCATACTCGGCTTTGTAGTTTCTCATTTAGTCCTCGTGATGTTTTGTAATCGACACGGTGCCGTCTGCTTTCACATAGGCAATGCGCACACCTAATTTTTTCTGTAGCTCAGATCGCAGCCGATAGATCCGGGAAGGACTGTTGCGACCTTTGTTAACACGCATGTTATCGGCCTTACTGTCGAGCAACAGCACCTCGCCATCTTGCCCCACAGCAACGAGATCGATGGGGCTGTCGTGATTGATTACCGGGCTGAACGTCCAGTAATGATTTTCGATCAACCACTGAGCGAGGCGCAGCTCGCAAAGCGCGCCGGTGAATCTTCGTTTATCCGCGAAGTCGTTGGGCAAGACGCTCGGCTCGCTGTCCTACTTGTTTCGCCCATCGGCTGTCGAGGGCTTCGGCAGCGGCAAGATCATAATCTTGCGCTTCGAGTGCCGCGATCATGTTTTGAAACTTGGCGAGGTTACCTGGACCCATGTTAAAACACATTTCAGTCAGGACGTCCCGCCGGCGTTGTGACAACCAACTCCATACCTCAGCTCCGACCACACGCTCGGCCGCTTCCTCAAAGCGCTCGATGTCGTTGGTCAAAAGCTGTTCGGCCTCTTCCTCAGTGATGCCCGAACCGGCTACCTCCGGATCAATGAGACGGCCGTAGCCGATTGTAAGATGCCCCAGGCTGCAACGGTATGCCGTGCGACTGAAGCCCTCACCTAACTTGATTGAGTCGATAAGTTCCTGGGTAATCATCGCTTCAACTTCTTCGCTACTTTCTCGCCGCTGCGGCCGACGATATACCCACCCACGCCCACGGTGAGCAGGGTCCATAATTCGTCAGGTAAATCTATAGCCAGCGGAATCATGTTACCGGTGGACAATTGCACACCCAACTCTATCAAAGGCGCGAACAAAAAATTCCAGGCAACTATAGCTGTGATGACTAACATTAATATTGGTCGCCACGTCGCCGTAATGAAATGCTCGGATTTAGCTTCAGCCACCACAACAGATGCGGCCGCCTTTTCAATGGCCGCTGTGTTTTGCAGCACTGCCATATTCAATTCGCGCTCTATCTCCTGAGCTTTATTTTTGTCAGCGGGTAAGACTCGGCCCACCACGTCTTTGACGATGGGGCCAAGGACTGGAAGTAATGCACCTATCATGTTTAATCCTTCACACTGGGATGTGAGCCGTTATGCATTGATGCGAGCGATCTGATGTCGGCGGTGTTTTGTTCTGTGACCGAAATTAGGCGCGCCAGCTCCATATGATCTCGGCGCAGGTTCTCTGGACTTGCCATCCCCGACAAGATCGAGACCCTTTGCGATTGCGTTTCGATCTGTGTGGTTGCCTTGTCAGCTCGCGAGTCCAGATCGCGCACTCTAGATTCAAGATCTTTGATTTGGTCGAGGGCTTGCTTGATATTTGCTTTGGCTACGGCAGCTCCACCAAACACAGAAGCCGCTACGCCGAGCAGGGTAATAATTAACTTTAGATCAACTTGGCCGTCCATCATTGGCCCGCCTTTAGCTCTATCAGCAGGTAAATACCCCCACCCACGAATGCGATTAAGAATATGGCTTTCAGTGCCTCCAAACCGAATTTAATCCAGAACGATTTTTCCGCTTCGGCCTTCCTCATAGCCTCTTCTTTTTTCTCACGTTGCCGTTTATGTTTAGCAGCGATTTTTTCTGCCCTAAGTTTCTCGATTTTGCGGAATGTGCCTTTGCCCCATTTCGCGTCGATCTCACGTTCCAGTGATTTCAGATTCCTAGCAAGCTGTTCTTTTTCGAGCACCTCAGCAGCGACAGATCCGAGCGATGTCTCATCGTCGTAAGCTGCCTCACCTTCCCCCGCCCTAATGGCTACCACTTGTTGATTGCGACTTTTCGGCTTGCCTTTTTCTTCAGCTTTTTTCTCGTTTTCTTGAGCGGTGAAAAGTTGGTCTAAACCTTGAGCAATGTCTTTGACGTGCTTGGCGCTTTTTACAAGCGTGCGGGTTGTTGCGATAGCAGCCGCTATGGTGACCGGGTCCATTAGTCTCGCCCCATCCATTTCTTGACAGTCGCACTTTCCCAAATGCGAATGCTCAACCACACAATCGTAAAGAGAGCGGCAATGTCGGGCAGTAGTGAAAACCAACTGCCCAGCCCACCGGCCACAGCCGCAACGTCTATAGCGTTTTTTGCGTCCATTAAATTCGCTGCCCTTTAATGAGTGGCTTCACTAATTTAAAATCATTGCCGCTCGAGAAAGGACACATCAGCCCGTCCTTTCGGACGATGACCATCGTCCAACTGCCCGTGCTTTTATTCGACAAAAGCAGCATCTTTAGTTCGTCGCCTGCGCCGAGTGAGCCCTTAGCAATCTCGCGTTCTTGGAACTGTTCTTTAAATCGCTCGTAGCCACTCTGGTCAAAGCAGACCATTGCTTCGGCTGGTGTCATAAAAAAAGCCGCCAAGAAGGCGGCTGCGAGTGCGAGAGTTTTTATCATCAGCTAGTCGGTGTATCAGTTGATTGAGTAGCGGCATTATTGTTGGTAAAATCGTTAGAATTTCCGCTGGCATCATCGCCGAGATCGCTGCCAGATGAAGCGAAGTTTAAATAAAAACCATTCGATCCAAACGTGTTTGAAGTAGGATCAATCGGGGTCCAAGTGCCACCTTTATCCTCTGCAAACGCTGTGGGGGCCAGACTTTGACCATCGCAGTAAATGACCTCGGCCATTCGACCGTCAAAAGTATGCGTCGTTGATCCTGACCAGCTAGCAATTCTCCATCCTGTTGAACTAAATACATTACCATTTTGGCTGGGATAGCTTGCAGCATCAAAGCCGGTTATTTGCGAGCCGTTTAAATAAAGTCGAACTCGATCAGCCGCAGTGCCTTGCGAGGTATCTACGCGAACGACCAAATGTTGCCAATCGCTCGTGGAAGTAAATGTTTGTGTCGTGGTTACCTCACTTCCATTGCCAACCACCAGTTTGTTTGCGCTGGTAAAATAAGCTTGGATCTGAACGGAGCCGCCGCTGCCGTGAGTAAATAGTCGTAGGTTTGAACCCCCTACGCTCGCTCTTTTAAACCACATGGCTAACGTGCCAACATCGGCATTTGTAGGAGTTCCAAACCCGCTATCAAAATCGAGGTGTTCGGAATCTGATTTAACAAAAAGTGCGCTGTGATCGACAGAAAACGAAGCATCTGCGCCAAAATGAGCGACAGGGAAAGTAAACATTTCCGCTCCTTAGCTAAAGTTAAGCTGTGCTACGCCGAACATTGATGAACCGTCGCTTACAAACGTCAGGATGTCCACGGCGTTTGCACCCGTAGACAATGTTGGCTCGGTGCCGCCGGGAAACTTATAAGCAGAGGCGCTGGTGTTCAGGGTGCGTGACCCGGTGCCGTCTTGAACAACAATCAGAATGTATGTCGCGCCGGCCACTTGGTTGGATGGGGCATCGAGGGTGCGATTGCCGGCAAGGGTTACTTTGGCGACTTGGTTCTGCGACAGATCCCATGAGATGTTCGCGCCATCAGACAGCGTGGTCATGTTGAAGTTCTGGGTCTTCGTATACTCACGCGCTGATGCCGTCAGCACGTCAGAACCGAATAGCTCGGTGGTCGTGATCTTCTTGTGAGCTGTCGCGCTGGCATCATAGATCGCGAACTCATCAGCCGCGACTGGCGATGCGCTGAGACCCGACTGCCCGTTGATCGATACAGTAACCGTGCCGCTGCCAGTAATAGTGCCGCCGGTGGCAAGGCCGGCTGTGGCAACGCTTGTGACCGTGCCGCCAGAGCCGGGGAAGATTTTAGTAAAGTTAATCGCGGTTGTGTTCAGTGTCCCGCCAGTGTTTGACGTGCAAAGGTACAGGTCGTCCGCGTTCGCGGTGCCTTCTTCGATCGCGATCAGACTGCCGGGGTGCTCGTCATATGTATCGAACAGATCGTCACGGGCCGGCGAGCTGCCCACCACATAAATGCCGTTCTCTTCTGCGCTGGACTGATCTTTGACTAGCACCAGGTCATTGGTTGCCAGGGTGACGCCATCGAGGCTGTCGCCATTGTTAAGCGCTGAAGCAATAGTGATGTTAGCAGTCGTCGCTGCGCGCACAGTGCTACGCTTGCCCAACCCGGCAGCAACCGAGTCCACATATTGTTTGGTTGCGATGTGCAGCGCGCTTGTCGGGTCGCCGGCCATTGTGCTGGTTGCAACAATATTGGAATAGGTGCCGCCGGTGATTGTCTTGCCAG